ATGCGGCGGGATTGAGCAGGGCATCGTCTCTGCTGACATTTCTGGGTGCGGCTGTGGCTGGATCCAGTCCGTCAGTCCCCAACTACCCACCTTTATATCAGCAGACATCAACAGCCGCTGCGGCATGCTCCAGCCTGGGTACCAAACTGACGACTGAGTTCAAAGACCATACTGCCAGAATCAGTGGTGCATCAGGTGGTTCCCATTACGATGTGTTCGATGGAGACCTCTTCGGGTTTAATGCACTCCAGGGTATAGCCTCAGCCATTAACTCTGCTCAGGATGCCATGAGGGGAACAACTGCTCCCGTAGAAGACAACTATTCCATACATTTCTCCTCGATATTGTTCTCTGGTAAGAGACTGATGTCTGATGTTGAGAAGTTCGTGGGTAGAGACGGGTTTTCCATCAATGGGCAAAGCCTGGGGTTCACCTTGGATGGGGAGTCCACCACTCTCGATCCAAGCAGTGTAGAGGTGGAGGTATCTGATCTGGCGGATATAATCACCACAGCAAACAGATTTTCAACTGATACCTCTGATCTGATTACAAGGGATAACAAAGCATTGTCTGATTCTTTGAACTTCCTCAAGAAGTACTCTAGAGGCGCATCAGTGCTCAGCATGTCGAAAGATACTGCTTTCGGGTCTGTGCTGCTGGATAGTTTACAAACCGACACTCTGAAGTCTAATCTGGATGATGTCGACAACATATAAATAGAGCCATGGGGAGGTATACATGGTAGATTCAATAGATAATTCTTTTTGGGCTATAGACATCTTGGGATCTTGGATTGAAGTAGGGATGGTCCTCATAGTAGTCATAGCTGGTCTGGCGATAGGGGCAACCACCATCAACAGCAGTATGAAAAACAAAAAGAAGGTTATAAACCCGTGTGCTTCTTCTTATAGGGAACAGCACACTAGAATCCATGAATTTCTGACCGAGATTCGTGTGAAATTGGGTGCCGAGAGAGCGGCAGTGTTGCAATTCCACAATGGGGGCAACTTCTTGGATGGGTCATCCATGAAGAAGTTCTCTCTGACACATGAATCCTGTGTGGTAGGCGTATCTGAATCAATGGGTTCTAGGCAGAACTTACAGGTCACCGCTTTTATGGAAATGCTGGAGGCCTTGTCCAGAGATCAGGTATCAGTCGAAGTCACTTCTAACCTCCCCGACTGTCATCTTAAGAGACACTTGGAGGCAAACCATACTTTAGTTTACTCTATGTTGCCATTAAAGAATGCAAGAGGCATTTTGACGGTAGGTTGTCTACTGGTTGAATGGTGTAACTGGGACAAGGCAGATGAATTGGATGACGACTTGGTCACCCTAGAGATGCCTCAGTTTGCCAGATACATTGAAGGACAGATGATAGGAGCGAGCAACCATGGCTAATATAGACAGATGGCGAGACTTGGATCTAGACTTTATTGCACACCCCACCACTGGAGATGTAACAGTGAAGGAGGGGGTAGAGGCCGTAAAAAGATCTGTCAAGAATCTTGTTTTAATGGCAAAATATGAAAAGCCTTTCAACCCAGACATAGAGCCTGGCATAAGAGAAATGTTATTCGAGCCTTTGTCTCCCGTGACCGCAATGCATTTAAGACAGAATATCGTATCTGCACTCAAGCAGTTCGAACCCAGGATCGATCTTTTTGAAGTACAAGTCATTGCAGATCAAGAAGCAAATGGCTTCAATATCGGGATCTATTTCAGAGTGAAAAATATCCCAGATCCAGTAGTTGTTAACCTGACACTAGAGAGGCTGAGATAATGTCTACAAGCAATAAAACAAATCTTTCGGTGAACAACCTGGATTTCGATTCCATTAAAAGTTCCCTGAAGAACTATCTGGGTGGTCAAACCGCTTTTGCTGACTACAATTTCGAAGGTGCTGGTATAAACATCCTGCTGGATGCACTTGCTTACAACACCCACTACGAGGCCTTCTATAACAACATGATCGCCAATGAGATGTTCTTGGATAGTGCTGCAGATAGGTCCAATATCGTGTCTCATGCTAAGCACTTGGGTTACACCCCCACCTCGGTTAGGGGATCAGAAGCAACGGTGAACATCACCTTAGGAAGCACGGTAGGGTATGTTGAAAGTTATAACATCCCCAGAGGGGAGCAGTTCACTGCATCCAAGGATGGTGAAAATTATACTTTTTCTGTTAAAACGCCCACCAAGATCGACCTGGCCGCCACCAATGGATTCCACTTCTCTAATGTGGTCCTCCAGCAGGGGGTATCGAGATCCCAGTCTTTCATCTACGATTCGAATGATCCAAGACGGAAGTTTATCATCCCAGAGAGCAATGCCGATACCTCCACCTTCAGGGTTAGGGTCCAGAATAGTGCCACAGACAGCACTGGATTTGTCGACCTATGGGATCTGGGGACGAATTTCAACGACCTTACCAGCACATCTAAGGCTTACTTCTTGCAAGAGGTAGAAGACGGTAAGTATGAGATCTACTTCGGAGATGGGGTGATTGGTAAGGCCTTAGAGAATGCCAATCTGATTACTGTCAATTATTTGGTTTCTGAAGGATCATCTTCCAATGGCATTGGCAAAAGAGATGCGTCTGGTAGCAGATCTTTTTCTTTCGGTAGTGGAAATATTGTTGAGGTAGTATCTGAGGCATCAGGTGGAGCAGAGCGGGAGTCGATCGAATCCATTAGGTTTAGATCTCCGCTAGGTTATCAATCCCAGAATAGAGCGGTGACCGTTAGGGACTACCAATCTATCTTGGTCAATGACTATCCAGATGTGGAGTCTGTTAGTGTCTGGGGTGGTGAAGATAATATGCCACCAGATTTCGGGTCGGTCTATATTGCCTTCAAGCCTCAATCTGGGTTGATCATTCCCGAGACCAGGAAGAAATCAATAGCAGATACAATCCTGAAGTCTAAGAACATTGTGGGAATCAGGGTAAATATTGCTGACCCAGACTACATTTATCTTAGGATCAGTTCGGCGGTCAACTATAATCCTGATGTCTCTTCCCTTCAGTCTTCTTCTCTTCAGGCTTTGGTTGCTTCTAGAATCAGAGATTATACGGACACCTATCTTGAGAAGTTCAGCAAAGGGTTAAGGTACTCCAAATTCCTGAAAGAAATCGATGACTCTGATGCCTCAATTCTCAGCAATGAGACCGATATCACAATGGAAAAGAGATACAGTCCCAGCAACAATGAAACCCAGAGTTTCATTTTGGACTTCAACAATCCGATCTACCATCCACATGACGGTCATATGGCTGGGGTTGTGACCAGTACTAGGTTTAAGATCTCAACCTCAGGTGGAGTCCAGAAGGATGTATTCTTCGAGGATGATGGCAGCGGCAAGTTAAGACTGGTAGAAGACCTGATAGGCAACACCGAGGTCATAAATCCAAATGCTGGTAGTGTTGATTATGTAGCTGGCACGGTCAGCCTGTCTAGTCTGAACATAAACTCTTCGATCGATTACGAAGATATTAGAGTCAGAGCAGTACCAGCTACAAAAGACATTGATAGTAGCAGAAGAACAATCCTGATCATTGATCCCGAAGATTCCGAAGCGGTATCAGTGGTCATGTCTTCAGAAGTGCCTGGGGTTACTATTAATCCTTCATCCTCTTCCTCAACTGGATCGGGATCGTCCTCATCCTCAACTGGATACTGATAAATGCTAGTACCTTTACTACTACCACAAGATATAATTGCAATAATCAAGCTAGATGGTGTCTCCTTAGATATCGATAACGGAGTCTCTAATCTTGTGGGGAGACAGGTACCGTCGTTCGTCGCGACTGATCATACCCAATTCACCGAATTCCTGAAGCAATACTATGAGTGGATGGAGTTCGAAGACAATCCTAAGTATGAATCCAATAATTTAATAAATTATAGAGATGTAGACGACACCAAGGACGAGTTGGTCAAGAGATTCACCAGTGAATTAGCAAACGGCATCCCTGAAATCTTGGCATCCACTGATACAGACAAAAGAAAAATGGTAAAAAGGATGTTGGATTTCTACCGTGCCAAAGGTACGGAAAAATCATATAAGACTTTCTTTAGACTGCTTTTTGGTGAAGAACCACAGCTATACTATCCCAGTCAAGATATCTTAAAGTTATCTGACGGACGATGGAAGCAACCCTCGATCCTCAAGGTCACAAGAACCACTGATATTGCTAACATACCTGATATGGTGGGGAGAAGGGTAGAACAGGCTGGACCTACCTTAGGCTCCGTCTCGGCATACGGTTTTGTGGAGTCCACCAACCACATATTGAGATATGATAACGAATTTATTGAGGTGGAATTAAGCGGTGTGTTCGGTTCGTTCGAGGCTGAAAAGTATATAACCTTCGATCTAACTGGTGGTGCTACGACCGAAGAATACATTTATCCTACCGTGGACGTCATTGGAATCTCTGCTGAAGGTAGTGGATATAAAGTCGGAGATAAGGTCAACATTTCTGGATCTGCTACTGGTGTCGGTGCAGAAATCTATGTTGGGTCGGTAGGCCCGTTGGGTGAGGTAAAAGGCTTTATCATAGAAGATACTGGCATCAACTATCGGCTATCTGAAACACTGAATGCTGGGATAAGCACCGACGGTGGAGGTACTGCAGCAGTCCTGGTGGTCACTGGCGGGGCTAGTATTAGACAGACCGAGGGATTCTGGGATGGCGGAGAAGGTCTAATAAGCAGTACCAGTAAGATAAGAGATGGTAATTATTACCAAGAATATTCTTATGTGGTTAGATCATCCAGGAACCTGCAAGAGTACAAAGAATCCACCCAGAAAATGGTCCACCCAGCTGGATTCAAACAATTCGGAGAGTACCTTCTAGAAGAGGGGGTATCGATCACAGCAGAAACTGGCAGGTATTTCAACCAGTATGAAGTGCCAGTGATCGGACATTATACCCCCTACAGACACGTCACCATTAGGTCCTTAAGGGCAAACGGGACTGGCGGCAGCGGGGGGTTGGATCTTTATCCAGCTGGTTACTCATGGAAGCTTGCCGAGGGCAACACATATTTTAATGAAGATGATGATTCTGCACCACCATCTCCCACCTTTTTGAGTCCTGGGGTAAGTGGTTCTTTAGGTGCCACCATCCACGTAGCGGAAAGCATTGGACAAACTGCTTCCTTCGGACCAGGTGGTACACAGAATGCTGTGCAGGGTTCGCAATACGCGGTGGATGCAGCATTGGGGGGAACCTTTTATGGTCCTTCTGGCACAATAACTGGTGGGAACTATTGGGAGGTATACCCCCATTTTTCCACAAGAGGAATCCAAGGACTAGGGTTCTCTAAAAATTATAATCTGGTCAGGCTTCAAATCTCAGATTCTGAAACTCCTTCATCTGGTGACCCTTATCCTGCGTTCCAAGATGGGGAAATTGTTAGGCAGTTGAACCCCATTGGAGAGAGTGGGAGAACCATGCCAGTAGGGGAGGTATTTTCCTCTGAGACCATCAGCGGGTTCGGCAACGTGAATATCAAGGCATTCTCTGGGAGATTTCTGATAACAGGTTCTGAATCCTTCGGCGCCACTTCTGGGTTGCTGGAAGGCATAAGCAGTGGTATTACAGCCTATATAAATACCGTTAGTGATAACATACCTGGCGGTGTAATTTCAAGCACTGAAATAGGTTCTATTAAACTCAGTACTGTTCTCACCCAGTTAGATACGGTTACACTAACACCAGAGTGATATAAATGACATTTGAAACTCCACTAAAAAGATATGTTTTAAATAACGTTATCGACGATCTGTCACCAGACTCTGATAACAGTCTTCTGTTCTTTATAGCGAGACCAGAGGCTGGGGTGTCTGCGGATTATACTGATTCTACCGAGTCTTATAACGACTTGTATAGAAGAATGATTGCTGCGAAAAAGGTGACATCTTCTGATGCAGCTCTCATGATCCCAATCAACACCTGGGTTAGTGGCAGTACTTACGACATGTATACCTCAGACAAAGACATGTCGTTGGGTGTAACTTCATCTTCAAGATACTACGTCTTCACTGGGGACCAAAAGGTCTATAAGTGTATTTACAATGGAGCGACGGGAAGCAATGCCCTCAATAGCACTGCTCAGCCGTTCGGGGAAAGCGAATCAAATATCAAAACTGCGGATGGATATATCTGGAAGTTCATGTACCAGGTACCCCAGAATCTTGCCAGATTCGTCACAGCAGCTGAAGTCCCCATAAGGAATCTGGCAGTAGCAGAAGACGACCCGATTAGGTATTTCGATACGAGAAGACTTCAGTACTCAACGCAGTATGCAGCAGTCAAGGGAAGTCTCTCTTATATTGAAGTGATGGACACTGGACAGGCTTACGATAGGTCAATAGATCGGAAGAGCGTCGTGTAGGGAAAGCGTGTAGATCGCGGTGGGCGGGGGGTCACTAGAGAAAGATAAAGTGAAGTATAGAGAA